AGTATTAAGAGATGTTATCTATAGAATGCAAAACAACATCAGAATTGATCCAGCTTCAGAAGTAGGTAATCCAATAGTTATATCTAGCGGTGCTACTTCAGCACCTACAACCAATACTGCACCTCAATACAGTCAAGAAGACATGGACACACTTAATAAATACGGATTAGGACAATAATATATGGCCCAAATCGCTCTTGAAGATATACAACGAGCCGTAATAAAAGCACATAATAGCGGTGACATTGATGGAGCAAAACGATTAGCTGATATTTACAAAAGACAATCAGCACAAATGGGTCCAGGACCCACAGAAGTCCAACCACAACAACAAGAAGTTGTACCAGAAGGTAGTGGTCCATTCGAGAACTTCACTGGTGCATTACAATATGGTGCTGACACTGCATTAGAAAGACTTGGAACTACTGCAACTATGTTAGGTGCAGAAGATACAGGACAAGCACTGCAAGGCGCAATGCAATCACCAGAAAACTATGTCAGTGCAGCACAGCAATTTACCCAAGGTGATCCAGATGGGAGTTTTGCCTGGAGATATTTACCTAAAGCTGCTGTTGAAGTAGTACCACAATTTGCCGGTGCATTAGCAAGTCGTGCAGTAGGTGCGACAGCAGGTGGTTTGGTAGCTGGACCAGGTGGTGCTGTTGTAGGTGGTTTAGCTGGACCAGCAATATTTGAAGCTATGCAATTACTTGGTCCAGTAGCTAAAGAACGTGCCATGAACCAAGGCCGACAAGAGCCAAACATGGACGATTGGAAATGGTCTATGGGCACGTCTGCTGGTTCCGGTATTCTTAATACAATTGCACCAGGTTCATCAGGTATTTTAAGAAGAACTATACTAGAAACACTCACTGAAGGAACTCAAAGTGTTATCGAGCAAGCCGGTACAACAGCACAAACTAATGTTGGTCTACAAATTGACGAAAGAGAAGCATTAGCTGAAGGTATTATTGGTGGTACTGCTGCTGGTGGTGTTACTGCTACAACATCTTTGATACCTGGTGTCCGTAATCAAACTCCAGAAGAAGCCAATAATGAAGATGCACAAGCAAGAGCAAGTTTTGCCAATACATTAACTAGAGTCGCCAATGCCAATAACTTCAACCTCAAGAATGTAAATCCAAATTCTAAAAAAGGTGCCAAACAAGCACTTGAAGTAGCACATGAACAACTGACAGGTGAGTTAAAAGAAATAAAAAATGATTTAAAACCTAAGATCAAAGTAACCGACAAAGATGGTTATGAAAATCTTATGAATAAAGTTTTAGCCGACACTGCATTTAGGCAAGGTAAAAACAAAGTAAAAAGCATGGTAGGTTCCGAGGAGTTTTCCGCACTTGAAGAACTTGCTGGAGATACTTTTGAAGGCCAAAGAGCCAGGCAGATCATGCTAGAACTAAATGAGTTAACCGGTATTTTTAATACTGGCTTAAAAGGTGGATTGTCTCAATACACAGATCGTTTCGGTATTATTGGTAACAGTGGTAACTACAACCCACTTATGTCTGGTTTAGAAAGTGTTGTTAGACCAACAAGTGCCATAGGTTTAGGCTCCATCAACCCAATGATTCCTGTTGGTATGGCTGCTGTCCAAGGTACTGGTAGAGCAGTAGATGCTCTTACTGGACGTAGATCAATTGTTAAACGATACGTAGAGCAAAACAAAAATAAACCTACATTGATGGAGTCTACTGCACCATCTTTACGTGCCAAGGCTAAAAGAGAATCAGATGAAGCAGACATACTGAAAGCAGCACAAGCTAAAAAGAAAGCTGAAAAAGATGCAGCTAGAAAAGCAGCACGTAGAGAAAGCTACGACAACAACATACAAATGACAAATCCAGATGATCCACAATTCATCATTCAAGATGCACTTGGTGTAGAAGATGTTCAGGCATTTAAAGTAATACTTCAAGAAGCATTAGATAGTCCTAATGTTGGAGATGGTACTAAATTTATTATCAACGAACTCAACGCATTGATGATGGGCGATAGTTATGGAATATCCAGTTATGCAATCATACCCAACCTAAGAAATTTCTTAGATGTCCAAAGACCAGATTTAATGGAACAATTTAACCTGGATCCTAATGATAGAGATAAGAAAACATTAGCTGCTAAAGGTGTTACAGCAGAAGTCTCTGGTGCTGAAGCAAACATACAAAGAGGTATCCAAGAAAATAGAGAATTTTTAGATTCACTAAGAGAAGCAGTCAATGCAGAAGATATACCTCCAATTGCAAAAGTTAAATTATTAGGTGCACTTGATAAATTAGGTGAAAACTTAGGAATTGATCCATTAGCTAGAGTATCTACTATCAGACAAGATTTAGCAGATGCCAATGTTGACGAAGAGTTGATAGTAACTTTCGTTGATCCTTATATTGATCGTGTTGTCACACAACAAGCTAATAAACCCACAATAAAACCTATACCGAGTGTAGAACCTGTAAAAAAAAACGAGGTAACTCCTGAAGAAATAAAAAAAGCAGAACGCAAGAGAGAAATACAAGCACTTAGAGACCAAGCTAATCTTGAAAGATTCGGAACACCACAAGGAGTAGATACTTCATATCGAATGGATCATCAACCCAGAGAAGATGGTGCACGATTAGACGATATGACAGGGGGTGGTGAGTATTTTCCAGATGATATATATAGTCCTAATGGTCTTAGATTTTATGGTAATCCAAATAATAAATTTGACAGGGAAAGTTTTAAAGTAATCCAAGAGTCAAGAGGTAAACCAGAAAAAGAAGTGACTATATATAGGGCAGTACCAAAAGGTATCAAAACCATTAATGTAGGTGATTTTGTAACTCTCAGTAAAACTTATGCTGAAGATCATGCTTTTTCTGGCTATGGTATTTCAGGACAAGATTCAGGAGAGGTAATCTCAAAAAATGTAAAAGTAAAAGATTTAGTATCAGATGGAAATGATCTCAATGAATTTGGCTATTACCCAACAAACTAGGAGCACTCTATGAGAAAAGCTAGAGCAAAAGCACCTAAGAAATCCAAGCATCCACAAAAAGCACCTAAAAATAACTACTTCGCAACATTAATGTCTACTCCAGAAGGTAGAGCATTACGAAAAGAATGGTCCACTAAGAAAAGAAAGAACCCTGGTAGACCAAAAGGTGTTCCCGATGGCCACACTAAAGAAACCATTGCGCCATTACGAAAACAAGCGAAAGAAGAAGCAAAAAAGGCAGTAGAAATTATGACAAAGAAATTTGATATACCAGAAGATGATGCAGCCAAAGAAGCACTCCAATGTGCAGTAGAAATAATACGCACTCCCGGAGAGACTAGAGAAAGACTCAGTGCTGCAAGACTTGTCCTGGACTTCACTAAGTCAAAACCTGCAACTAAATCCGATGTATCAATATCGAAAGCAGAAGATTTCTTAGTTGATTTGATGAAAGAAGAAGAGGGCGAGAATGAAGAAGAAACTCAAGGAAGTAAGGAAGAAACTACTTAATGACTTTAAGTATTATGCAAAAGCAGCACTTAAGATCAGAACCAAAGAAGGTGAGATTGCACCTTTAAAACTAAATAAAGCACAAGAGATACTGCATGAAGCTGTAGAAAACCAATTAAAAACTGAAGGTAAGATACGAGTAATTATACTGAAAGCCAGGCAACAAGGATTGTCTACTTACACAGGTGGTTACTTATACTTCAGTGTTAGTCAAAAGCCAGCTTGTAAAGCACTCGTGGTTACGCACCATGCAGACAGTACCAGGGCATTATTTGATATGACAAAACGATATCATGAGAACTGTCCAGAGATACTAAAACCACACACTAAATATTCATCAAGAAAGGAGATCAGTTTTGACGTACTCGACTCTTCATTCGTGGTGGCAACAGCAGGTGGTAGTGCGATTGCAAGAGGTGAAACACTTACTCATGTCCATGCCAGTGAATTGGCATTCTGGGCCAAGTCTACTGCCCTCGATAACTGGAATGCTCTTACACAAGCAGTGCCAGCGACCAAAGGCAGTGCAATATTTGTTGAAAGCACTGCAAATGGTGTTAACGGTATTTTTTATGATTTGTGGCGCGGTGCAGTAGATGGTACTAACGGTTACATTCCTGTATTTATACCTTGGTATGTTAATCCTGAGTACCGGGAATCTGTTCCAGAGAATTTTGAACGATCTCCTGAAGAAGACGATTTAGTAGAAGAGTATGCTCTTGATGACGAGCAGCTTATGTTCAGAAGACGTAAGATTGCTCAAAATGGTATTGATCTATTTAGACAAGAATACCCGGCAGAACCAGAAGAAGCATTTTTAACAACTGGTAGGCCAGTGTTTAATCCAGAGCAACTACAGAAATGTTTGGCTGATACTAAAGATGTCAAAGAGCGACTCGCACTAGAAGGCAGCGAGTGGTTACACAATGTCAGAGGTGAATTAACTACCTACTATAAACACGATCCAGGTGAGCACTATGTTATTGGTGCTGATGTGGCTATGGGTGTAAGAGGTGGTGACTATTCCGTTGCCCAGGTATTGGATAGTAAAAGAAGACAAGTGGCTACCTGGAGAGGTCATGTCCATCCAGATTTCTTTGCAAAAGTATTGTATGCCCTGGGTGAATATTACAATGAAGCATTTATATGTGTAGAGAATAACTCACATGGTATTTTAACTTGTACCAGGTTAGCTAAAGATATGCATTATCCTAATTTCTACACTGAAGTAGTCCACGACAAAATTACAGATAGAGAAACAGTAAAACTCGGATTCACAACCAGTACAAAAACTAAACCTTTAATCATTGATCAACTCAGAGGATCAATGCGTAAAGAAGAACTAGAACTAAACAATAAAAACACAATAAGAGAAATGCTCACTTACATTGTTACCGAAAGTGGTGCAATGCAATCAGACAGTGGATGTTTTGATGATTGTGTTATGTCTTTGGCCCTGGCAAACCATGTTCACCAAGGTGCCTGGGAACCAATAGAAAGCACAGATAATTTTTACATAGAGATGATATAAATGGCGAAAATAGAAGAGTATAAGAAACTCGAAGATGATCAAATTGTTACTCTCATAGATAGTAATGTTAGTAAATCTGTAGGGTACTACGACTCAGAAATATCCGTAGAAAGAACTAGAGTCTACGACTACTACAATTCTACCTTACCGAAACCACAGCATGACGGTAATTCAAGATATGTCTCACAAAGTGTTTTTAACCAGGTAGAGTCAATGAAAGCTGCCTTATTAGAAACCTTTAGTGCCGGTAATAAAATCGTTAAGTTTGATCCTCAAGATGAAAACGACATACAAAATGCAGCAGTATGTACTGCGTATGCAGACTATGTAGCCTTCAGACAAAATGATCTCTATTCTGTAATGCAATCTGTAATACATGATGGCTTAGTAGCACGTAATGGTATTGCCAAAGTGTTTTGGGCACCAATGACAAGTTTTACTACCGAATACTTTGAGAATTTAACACAAGATGAATTTGATCTATTGATTGCTGATGACACTGTTGAGATTGTTGAGCAACTTAAAGATGAAAAAACAAATTTGATTACAGGTTCTATCAATGTCTACCGGGATACATCAAAAGTATGTATTGAAGCCATAGCACCAGAAGAGTTCCTTATAGAACCACAAGCTATGAATTTAGATACTATAAACTTTTGTGCACACAGAACACGTAAAACCATCAGTGAACTTCGTATGGAAGGTTACGATGAAGAGTTAATCAACGAGATTGGTGATCACTCCGATGTTGATAGAGAAACCGATCCTGAAGTATTAGCTAGACACGATCAGGTATCTAGTGATCGTGGATTTAATGCTGATGGCTACCAGGACCAGGTAAGAAGTGTCCAGGTGATTGAAGCCTACATTATGTTAGATATAGATGGAACTGGAGTGGCAGAACTGTACAAAATCATAAAAGCGGGCAATAGTCTTTTAGATAAAAGAAAAGTAAACCGAATACCCTTTATTTCGTTCTCGCCACTTCCGATTCCTCATTCGTTCTTTGGTGCCAACTTTGGTGACAAAGTAGTTCCAACTCAAGCAGCTACGACTGTATTAACCAGGTCTATTCTTGATCATGCCATGATTACAAATAACCCACGTTATACGGTAGTCAAAGGTGGCTTAACAAATCCACGAGAACTTATTGATAATAGAGTTGGTGGCATAGTCAATGTATCTCGGCCAGATGCAATTGCACCAATGCAACAGTCACAGCTTAACCCATTCGTCTTCCAAACAATCAAGATGCTTGATGAAAACATGGAAGATACGACTGGTGTATCCAGGATTAGCCAGGGCACAAATAAAGATGCTGTAAGTAAACAAAACAGTGCTGCCATGATCGAACAGTTGGCTACCATGAGCCAACAACGACAAAAGATTATCGCAAGGAATTTCGCTACCCAATTCTTGAAGCCTTTGTATCAAGAAATTTATGCCCTGGTAATTGAAAACGAAGATGAACAAAAAGTCATAGAGTTAGCTGGTGAATACATTACGATTGATCCGGCTACCTGGGCCGACAAAAGAGATGTCTCAATCTCATTGCACCTGGGATATGGAGAACAAGATGCAGAAGCACAGAAATACTTAGGTATGCATCAGAACTTCTCCCAGGATCCTAATTTAGCTGCAATGTATCAACCTGAGAATCAATATGCCCTGGTATCTAAGATTATGGATTTAACTGGTATTAAGAATGCAAGTGAATACCTAACACCTCCAGATCAATTACCACCTCCACAACCTGATCCAATGCAAGAAATGCAAATGCAAATGGCTCAGAAACAATTAGAGATACAAGAACGCAATACTGCTGTAGCTGAAATGAAAGCAAACATGGAAGCACAACTCAACAGTCTCAAGATAGAACTAGAGACACTCAAAGCAGAAAACCAACACGCTATACAATCAGACAATATGGACCTTAAAGAAGCGCAGCTTGCTCATAAGAAACGTATTGACCAGGCAGAACTAGAATTAGCTAGAAGTGCTGATGATCTGAGAGCAATAGCAAGTCCAACCGGATAATCCGTTTTAAAAACCCACAAGGAGACAATTATGTCTAAAAACGACAGTGCAACACCTGCGCCAGAACAAGGTGCATCCCAAGAAGAGCAATTAGTAATGTTAGGTAATGATGCCGAAGTGTTACTAAATACACCGGTCTTTAATCAAACGATTAATAGCTTGGTAGAAGCAACCTTTCAGTCTTTTGTAAACTCGAAGCCTGAAAATAAACATGAACGTGAGTCAAGTTATCACCATTATCGAGCACTTGTTGACATAGTGAATACACTTAAGCAGCGAGTCTCAGTACGTGACGAGATTGACTCCAAAAATCAAAGCGACAATAGCAATAAGGAGTAGACCATGTCACAAGACACGTCAAACAATACCCCTGGACTGCCAACTGAAAATAACGATATTGACAGTAGTGCAGAAGCCATTTTGAACAATTGGAAGGCGCAAGAGCTACCTGAAAATGATGATCAAGAGGCAACTACCGAATCTGGTGAGACTACAGAAGAGGTAGAAGAGATAGATGAAGAAGCGGTAGAAGAAGATCAAGACAATGAGGACCCTGAAGAAGATAACCAGGACGATGATCAAGATGAAGCTGATGAAGAAGAGGAAGAAGAGTCTGAAGAAGACGAAGAAGTAGAACAACTTCCACTTTCTGAAGATACAGTCATCGAGATTAAAGTTGATGGTGAAACTAAACAGGCATCCGTCAAAGAATTGAAACGACTCTATGGCCAGGAAGCATCACTCACCAAAAAGTCTCAAGAAACAGCTAAACAACGTAAGCAAGCTGAAGAGCAGATACAGAAAACAGATGCAACATTACAGGCAATGCTGAAACGTGCTGAAGAACGATGGAAGCCTTATGAAGATGTAGATTTTTACCTAGCTAGTAGGCAAATGTCTCCAGAAGATTTTAAGCTACTTCGTGCTGAAGCTAAAGCAGCAGAGTCCGACCTCAAGTTCTTACGTGAAGAGTCAAACCAGTTTTATGGTCAACTACAACAGTCAGCAGAGAAAGAAAGGCAAGAACAAGCTGCTAAAGCTGTAGAAGTCCTGAAAGCTGATATTCCTGATTGGAGTACATCTTTGTACAACGATATCCGGGAATACAGTGTTGATTCTGGTCTACCAGCAGAACAAGTCAATCAGATAGCTGATCCAACAGTCATTAAGCTGTTGCACAAAGCGATGCTGTACGACAAGTCTAAAAAGGTAGCCACGAAGAAAAGAGCTAAAACACCTACTAAGGTGTTGAGAAGTAAAAAAGCACCTCCAAGCAAAGCCGATGTAAGACAAGCAAAACGGAAAGCTGCTGTCGATAAATTGGCAAATAGCACGAGTCGCGGTAATGATCTGGATGATGTAGCTGAAGCACTCCTTGCACGATGGGAAGCGTAATTATCATTTTTAACTTTAAGAGGTAAACCAGAAATGGCTACATATCAAACTTACCAACAGATCGGTATGGCAGAAGATGTGTCTGACGTTATTGCAAATATCTCTCCAACTTCAACTCCTATGCAGAGTATGTTCAAAACTGACAAATGTCATGCAAGAACATTCGAGTACCAGGAAGATGCAATTCGTGCATCAGCAGTAAACGCTGCTGTTGAAGGAGCAGATGCAAGTTACATTACTATTAGTCCTACGACTATGCGTAGTAATACTACTCAGATATTTTCTGAAGCATTCCAGGTCTCCAACACAAGTGAAACAGTACGTACTTATGGACGTGCTAAAGAGACAGCTTATCAACTTGCTAAAACACTTAAGGCTCTCAAGCTAGATTATGAGAGAGCATTATGTGGTGTTAGCCAAGCTATGGTAGCTGGTTCAGCATCGGCTGCCAGAAAAATGGCTTCGATGGATCAGCAAATCTCAACTTCACTTGATGCTGGCTCAAACTCTACTGATGCGCTGACAGAAGCCAAGCTGCTCACATTGTCACAAACTTGCTTTACTAATGGCAGTGAGTGCTCAGTTCTTAGTATTAAACCAGCCGATTCAACAATCGTTGCTGGGTTTGCTACAGCCACCGGAAGAAACAGAGAAATCGATAACAAAACATTGATCAACACGATTGATGTATTGATTACTCCTTTCTTTGAAACCAAGGTCGTATTAAATAGGCAGCAAGCTAACCTATCTACAATTGCGTATCTCATGGATCCTTCCATGTTCAGAAACGTAGTGTTACGTCCTTACACTAGGACTGCTATGGCGGTCACAGGTGATTCTCAGAAGCACCTTGTAACTGCTGAACTGTCAAACAAACACCTATCGTTTGCTGACAGTGGCATGATTACTGGTCTTTCATAGATCGTTAATTAACTAATTGAAAGGTTTGGCCGAGGATAAGTTTTTGCTCTCCTTGGCTTACTTCGGCCTTACCTTTCTTTTATTAACTTTAAGGAAGCAATATGTCTGATAAAGATATTGAGGGTTCAGGACCCACAGAAAATCCTGAACAAACAAAAGAAGATATCAAAGCTAAACACGACAAGATGCGTAAGAACGCAATGTACGATTTAGCAACCTCCGTTCATGATGATACCCACACTGATGGATTTCTAATTAAACAAGAACAACACATACCTCAAAATATCTTGAGTGATCTAAAGAAAGAAAGATTAGGTTCACTCAATGCAAAAGAAGGTGATCACATGAGAGTTGCCAGCGTGCCAGTAGCAGTACATGAGCAATGGTTACGTGAAGGTTTTGATATGTTCAAAGAGAGTGCAAGAGACATTGTAAAGCGGTTACAAGACCAGGATTTACACGCATTTATAACAACTAAAAAACAGGTCTAATCTAAATGAACTTAGGAAACTTAAGATCACACTTTATAGCACTACTAAACCGAAGTGATATCACCAATAGCCTGGCTGATACATTCATTGACCAAAGTATTGCACGTATACAGAGACAGCTACGTATACCTTCAATGGAAAAAACTCACACCTACACCATCAGTGCACAAACTGGAAGTCTGACTATACCGAATGACTTCCTAGAGCCTATTGATCTTTATGCTGATGATCATTCCCTAAGTCGTATCACATTCAGAGATATGCAGGATTACAAAGATAATACCTATACTGGTAGTCCTCATTTCTTTACTAGGGAAGGCTCAGACTTTCTCATATTCCCAGAACCAACATCCGGTACTGTCAAACTTAATTACTATGCACAATTTCCAGCGATGTCTTCTGATTCCGATGAAAACATCCTGGCCCAGGTAGCAAGTGATCTCATAATCTATGGTGCCCTAGGTTATGCAGCAGATTACTTCCTGGATGAAAGAGCACCGTTATACGAAGATAAATTCTTAACATTCTTAACTGAGGTCCAAGAGCAAGCCAACGATCAAGAACTAAGTGGAACTTTAATAGCAATCCGTCCTGCAACCGAATATGGCCAATTTTAGGAGTCGTTAATGGCAACAACCTCATTCTTTTCAAGCACTGGTCCTACCAATACTGAAACTGATGCTATCGAGAGTAGTGTCAATGCAGCAGCAGCCAGTCAAACAGCAGCAGCCACATCAGAAACCAATGCTGCTGCCAGTGCTACATCAGCAGCTTCATCGGCATCAAGTGCAACTTCAAGTGCATCCTCGGCCAGTAGTTCCAGTTCATCAGCAACTACTGCAAAAACTGCTGCCGAAACTGCCAAGACTGCCAGTGAAGCAGCCAGAGATTTAGCTAACACATATAAAGATGCAGCAGCCACAAGTAGTGCAACTGCTACTACCAAAGCCAATGAAGCCTCAACTTCAGCTACCAATGCTGCCAATTCTGCAACAGCAGCAGCTTCGAGTGCATCAGCAGCATCTACATCGGCATCTAACGCTGCCAGTTCTGCTACTTCGGCTGCCTCGAGTGCTGCCGGTTTAACTGACGAAGCTATCCAGGATAAAGTTGGTGCAATGTTCAGTGGTAATACTGAAACAGGAATCACAATTACTTACCAGGATGGCGATGGCACGATTGATGCGGTGGTCGATACTTCAAGTCTTACAGAAACTCTCACTAACAAAACACTAACAAGTCCAGTCTTAAATACAGGTGTATCTGGAACTGCAATTAAAGATGAAGATAATATGTCTTCTAATTCAGCTACACATTTAGCCACACAACAATCAATTAAAGCCTATGTAGATGATGTTGCTCAGACTACTGAAGAAGTACAAGATATTGTAGGTGCTATGTTTAGCAGTAATACTGAAACTGGTATAACTGTTACTTATGAAGATTCAGATGGAACGATAGACCTTGCTGTTGGTACTCTTAACCAGGACACGACAGGCACAGCAGCATTAGCTACAGAAATAACTGTTAGTGCTAATAACTCAAGTGATGAAACTGTTTATCCATTGTTTGTCGATGGTGCAACTGGAAGCCAGGGTGCAGAGAGTGACACAGGTTTAAACTACAATCCTTCTAGCGGTATTCTAACTGCAACTCAATTTACTGGTAATCTCACTGGTAATGTAACAGGTAACGTCAGTGGTTCTTCGGGATCAACAACTGGTAACGCAGCCACATCAACAGTAGCGACTAATGTTGTAGTTACGGACAATGAAAGTGGAAATAACAATTGTGCGATAACATTTGTTAATGATCTTGATGGCTCTACGAGTATTGGTCTTCAAAGTGATGGTAATTTATTTTATAACCCATCTACAGGAACACTGACTGTAGAAAACATATCGGTATCAGGCACTCAAACGATTGTCGATAGTGTCACCATGAACGCATCGAACCAGGTGGTTTTTGAAGGTAGCACAGCAAATGCACATGAAACTTTCTTAACTTCAATAGATGCTACTGGTGACAGAACCATATCGTTACCTGATGTTTCTGGAACACTACCTGTATTGGCAGCAGTATCTACTACACAAATTACGTCTACACCTGAAGAATTGAATATCTTAGATGGTGTAACTTCTACAACTGCTGAATTAAATATTCTTGATGGAGTAACGTCAACAGCATCAGAGCTAAACCTATTAGATGGCTCATCGGCTAATACCGTAGTCAACTCAAAAGCAGTTATCTATGGAAGCGGTGGAGAGTTAGCCGGAACTTTATCGACAGCAGCACAAACTAATGTTACCTCATTAGGTACTCTATCTAGTCTGACTGTATCTGGCGATGTTACTGTTGATACAAATACTCTAAAAGTTGATTCAAGTAACAATCGAGTCGGTGTTAACCAGGCCAGTCCTGATGTAAGTATTGATGCTGGTTCTAATACGGATGCTATTCACGTACCAGTTGGAACTACTGCACAAAGACCAGGTAGTCCAGCAGCAGGTTACTTTAGATACAATTCAACAACAGGTGATTTTGAAGGCTACACAGGAAGTGGTGAATGGGGTGCGATTGCTGGAAGTGGTGGAACAGCACCTATAGTAAACACTATGTCTGGCGATGGATCTGACGATACTTTAACTCTAACTTCTGCACCAGTTAATGAAAATGCCACAGTAGTTACTGTAGATGGTGTAGTACAACACAAAGATACTTATAGTGTATCTGGAACTACCTTAACATTTTCTGAAGCACCTCCAAATGGTTCAGCAGTAGAGTGTATTACTTGGGTGAATACTCAAATTACTTCTGCATTGTTATTAGAAGATGCTGATAGCGATACTAAAGTACAAGTTGAGGAGAGTTCTGACGAAGACAAGATACGTTTCGATACTGGCGGTACTGAACGTATGGTCTTAGATTCTGGAAGTCTAACTGTAACACCTAAGATTGTATCTGATGCTGGTATAGAGATAGACAATATAACTATTGACGGTACAGAGATTGACCTATCTAGCGGTGATTTAACCATAGATGTTGCGGGAAGTATAACGTTTGATTCTGACACAGGTGTAATTGATTTTGATGATGGTGGCACTAATATTGGTCGTATTGAAAATGCCAGTAGTGATTTTAAATTTGAATCAAGAGTGCAAGACAAAGATATAGTATTCGTAGGCAACGATGGTGGTACTGGTGTTGAAGCCATGAGACTTGATATGAGTGAAAAAGGCAGAGCTTCTTTTGGTGCTGACAAAGTGCATATTGGAAGCGGCCATGCAGATGCTTACTTATATGGCGGTGCAGAAGGTGATGAATATGGTGGCTCTAGTAACAACAGCGCATCATGGATAAGATTCTCTGATAACACTAGCAATAACGCTATCATGCATAATTGTGGTCATGCAAGTGGTGGTCATAGATGGGAAGTGGCAGGAACTGAAAAGATGCGTATTGATTCTGATGGTGTAGGCATAGGAACAAATCCAGCACATCCGCTTCATATAGTAGAATCAGCAGATGGTCCTAAGATCAGGCTAACCAGAGGTGGAATTTGTGAATGGGATTTCTCTATTAGTAATACATCTACATTAAGTGGTGTAGGCTCGGGTGCTTTAGAACTTCTTCCACAAAATGGCAATACAGCTAATGAATTTGCAATAGGTCAAGCGGGTACAACTTCCGCTTTATTTCACTTAACAACTAGTGGCGCGACCTTTTCAGGTTCTCTTTCTAAAGGTTCTGGTTCATTTAAGATTGACCATCCACTAGAAGCTAAAAAAGACACACACCATCTTGTTCATTCTTTTATTGAAGGTCCACAAGCTGATTTAATTTATAGAGGTAAAGTAGCTTTATCTAATGGCACTGCAACAGTCAATATTGATACAGAGGTTGGAATGACAGAAGGAACATTTGTAGCGTTAAATACA